GAATTGGCAGCTCGAAGTTCTAGTCGTACAGATGCGTACTCTTTGGTCTCGGCGCTCGCAACATCGGGACTCGGATATCTTTATGAGAATCCGGCTGGCCAAATATCTTATGCTGATAGCACTCACCGAAGCCAATATCTGGCAGCTAATGGATATGTGGAACTTTCAGCAAATCACGCTCAAGGCTCGGGTCTTTCCATTCAGACCAGAGCAGGCGATATTCGTAACTCGATTACCCTTAAATACAACGCAACTTCATCAGCCGAGAAATCGGCAAGTGACCCAGATTCGATTTCGTTATACGGAGAACTTGGCCAGATCATTACGACCACCCTGCACAACGCCGCTGACGCAGAAGACCAAGCCGACTTCTACTTAAGCCTCCGAGCCTATCCTCAAGCTAACTTTAACAATATTACCTATCAACTAACGAACCCAGAACTTGACGACATCGACCGTGACGACTTGCTGAACGTGTTCATGGGAATGCCGGTCTCACTAAGCGACCTTCCGCTCAATATGGTCAGCGGTAACTTCCTCGGCTTTGTGGAAGGCTGGACTTTCCAAGCGGCCTATAACGAAGTGTCCCTCACCATGAACTTGTCGCCTATCGCGTATTCTTTGCAGGCAATGAACTGGCAAAGCGTTCCAGTTACGGAACTTTGGAACACGATTAACCCGACGCTCGACTGGGCTTCGGCGACGATTGTAAGTTAGGAGAAAGAATGAGCAATCCGACTACTCCCTTCGGCTGGCAAATGCCGACGGCGACAGATCTAGTTACGGATTTACCAGCAGACTTTGAAGTCTTTGGTCAAGCTGTAGCAACCTCGATGGGCGATTTATTAGGCGGTACGACTGGGCAAATCTTGTCTAAGACTTCGAATACCGATATGGACTTTACATGGGTCGCACCGACCACAGGCGACATAACTGGCGTTACTGCCGGCGTTGGTATTTCAGGTGGTGGAACATCCGGCGATGTAACTGTTACTAACTCAATGGCGACAGCCATCACGACAAATGGCGACATAATTTATGGAACAGGATCAGGAACTTTCTCACGTCTTGGCATTGGTTCGACAAATCAAGTCTTAAAAGTTACAGGTGGAATTCCATCGTGGGGAACTGCTGGCGGTGGAAATCTCACTGAAACGGTATTTACATCATCAAACGCCACTTGGTCGATTCCGTCCGGTGTCACAGGAATCTGGGCTTTGTGTGTTGGCTCAGGCGGTGGCGGTGGTGCATCTTCCAGCGCAACGCTTAACAATAGCGGTGGTGGAGGTGGTGCTGGTCAAGCAAAAGAATTATTCTTTTCAATCGCCGGCGGTGATACAACTTTGAACATTACAGTACCAGCCGGCGGTGCTGGTGGAACTGCCGGCGGCAAAGGCTCAAGCGGTTCAGCTGCGACTATTGTCGGAAATACATCTGCAACAACTTATCTCAGCGCAGCAGGTGGCGGTGGAGGCGGTGGTGGTGCGGCAGCAAACGTAGCGTCAATTTCTGGAGCATCAAGTGGCGGTGGTGGAATTTCAAATGCAACCTTTGGCGGTGCTGGAGGCGGCATGGGTGCATCTGCTTCAGCAGAAATCTATGGGCCATTAGGTTCTGTAATTACTGGAATTGGTGGAGGCGGTTCAAATCCTACAACTTTTGGTGTTACAGGTTGGTCAGGTGGTGGTGCTAATACTTCTGCATTTGGCGGTATGGGCATTAATATCTGGGGTCGCTCACTTTGCGGTGGCGGCAGCGGCGGTAATGCTAATACTGGTATAGCGCAAAGTTTCGGTGGAAGTGCTGCAAATACAAATAATGCGGCGGGCTTCAACGCACCTGCAAATCAAGGTGGCGGTGGTGGTGCTGCTAGGACAAATGCGACAACTGCCTTTGTAGGCGGCGCAGGCGGTTCAGGCTTAGTCGTTCTTCGATACGTGGTCTAAGGAGAAATTATGGAAAAGAAAATCGCATTAGTTAGAAAAGCAGATCAAAGAGTGGATGGCATTATTGTTGTCGATTCTTTGGAAAAGTCACACATTGAACAATGGGCGACAGACGTTCTCGATGTTGTACCAGTCAAGGATTCGATTGCTTATGTTCATGGATTATGTGATGGGAAAGAATTTCATGCTCCGGAAAATGATTATTTGGTATCCATCGGACTTGTAAAAGAGCCGGAAGATGTCGCTCCAGTCGAGTAACGGCTGGAAGGCTTCTGCTGACCAGAACGAAATCGGAATAAAGTCTTACCCAGTTAAAGGGACAAAGATTAAGCTGCGCTGCGCCGAAAAGGTTGCTCCCTTGTTAATCGGGTTCGCCGAGGAGTTTCACGAGCTAATCGAACCTATCGATGAAGGCACACTCGATGACTGGGGTTACGCCTTTCGAATGGTACGAGGCTCAACTGACAAGCTAAGCAATCACTCTTCAGGGACTGCAATAGACTTAAACGCTACGCAACACCCTCTGGGCAAGGTTGGAACATTTCCAGCCGAGAAAGTACCAATGATCCGAGCGCTCGCCAAGAAGTACGGCTTGCGATGGGGTGGGGATTACAAGTCTCGCGCTGATGAGATGCACTTCGAAATCGACTTGAGCGAGGCGAAAGTCGCTGCGCTCATCGGGAGCTTGAAGCTAAAGGAGAGAAAATGAACAAGGTAAAAGCACTTCTAGCCTCATGGGGTCGCAGCTTTCTAGCTGCTGCTTTGGCGGTATACATGACAGACACAGCTAATCCCGACATTAAGCAGATTGGTTACGCCGGACTTGCAGCTGTTCTCCCAGTCGTTCTTCGATACTTAAATCCAAAAGACGAAGCATTCGGGATCAAGGGGAATTGATTCCGATACCGGCGGCATGGGCAGGAGCAGTAAGCCTTTCGCTGCTCTTGTCCGGCTGTGGGTATCAGGGATGGGTGCGCTATGAATGCCAAGAATACGAGAACTGGTCGAACCCAGATTGCCAGCCGCCAAGGTGCGACGTACTGGGTATCTGCTCGGAAGATTTACTCCCAGAGGGCGTCTATGAAACGCCTCAGCCCTGAGGAGCTACACGCTCGGCTTATTGTCTTCATCGGCATTACTCTTTCGATTGTCTTCGGCGGTGCAGTCTTTGGAATGCTCTACGCCCTAATCTTTGTAACCCAGCCTGTCTCAGTTCAAGCGCCGAACGACAAGGCCTTCATCGATCTTCTAACGACTCTGACCGTGTTCTTAACCGGCTCTCTCGGTGGGGTGTTAGCTTCCAACGGTTTAAAGTCGAAGGCTAAAAGTCCGGAAGACACGCCGAAAGACACGCGTAATCCTTGACCCAGTGCCGTTCTTGCTGAACCCTAAGACTGGGAGCAGAAGGACTGACTCCCAGAATCGGGAGCTACACAATGAAACAGGAAACAGCAGACTTCGTTCTGATGGTCGTAAGCGTCGGTCTTTCCACGTTCTTATTTACGATGATCGGGTATTCGAAAGGATGGCGTGACGGACACTCTGAGGGGTACGTACGCGGTCGAGCAATTGCTAAGGCACTAACAGAGGCGGCGTCTAAATGAGCGGCTTCTTGGACGGCTACGAGGACGTGAACGCGCGTATTAAGCGCTTCCGCCTAGAATTCCCAACCGGCAGACTTGAGGCCTCAGTCGAGGACTTCGACGTCCAGCGCGGTTACGTGTTGGTCAAGGCGCTGGTCTTTCGTGAGTACGAAGACACCGTACCCAGCGCCGTAGACTTCGCCTTCGAGATGCGTTCTGATCGTGGAGTCAATCGCGATTTCTGGGTCGAGAACTGTGTCACTTCGGCTTACGGACGCGTTATAAGCGCCCTAACGCCAAGCGAGGCAAGGCCTACTCGTCAGGACATGGAAAAGGTCGAAAGACTATCGGCTTCCGACATCGCAGCTAGAGACAATCTCGATGTGTGGAACGCAAGCGCTCAAGCTAAACAAGCCGGACTGCCGACCCTTGGGACTGCAATCGAAAGCATCGCTGGCGGCTTAGGTGGCGAGCTAGTAGAAGAAGCGCCTCAGTGTAAACATGGCCACATGATTCTAAAGGAGGGGACGAGCCAGAAGAACGGCAAGGCCTATCACGGGTTCGCCTGTCCGGAACGCGTGAAAGCTAACCAGTGCGAAGCCATCTGGTACGACCTCAATCCGGCCGGTAAATGGGTCAAGCGTCAGCCGAAAGCGTGGAACTAACGATGGGTTATGTACAAGCCTTCCCAATCGGGACTTGGGACTATTGCGACGGCTGCGGTAAAGGCCATCCAAAGACCGAACTGTTTAAAGAGACCATCGACCAGATCACGCTTCGCTGGCTGTGTAGGGAGTGCGTCAAATGATACGCATCAATCTACCTTTAGAGCATCAGCTACTGGCTGCGCGCGGTGGTCTATTCCGAGCCGAGAACTACATCCCTCAGTGGACTAAACAGGCTCACTCGTTCCCTAAGAAGAAGCAGTACGGCGAGCTGACCTTTCCCGAGCTAGTGCTACGACAGACGGAAGCATTCGCAGCCGAGTGTGCAGTCGCCCAATATCTCAAGCAACCGTTACCGGAGTGGGACAACCGGAACTACAAGATCAAGGCAGATGTAGGCCGTGACATCGAGGTGAAGTGGGCAAAGTACGAGAACTCGCCTCTCATAATCCAGACTTGGGACAGGGACGACGACGTGGCCATCCTCGTGGTTGGAAAGTCGCCCTGTTATTACCTCGTGGGCTGGCTACCAGTAGCTGTGGCCAAGCAGCCGAAGTACCGGCACGACCAGCAAGGTAACTATTGGGTAACGCAAATCAACTTGCAGCCCATGGAAAACTTGGAAAGGAGCAATTATGGAACTTCTCGATTATAACTGCCGGACTTGTAAACGCCTGACGAAGCAAAGGGAGCGCGTTGTGACGAACAATCTACCGCCGAACGTTAAAGTGCTGGAATGTACGGTATGCGGCCAACTCGGAATCTGCTTAATGGATAGGTTCGAAGATGACTGATTACAGCTTAGACCTTGACATTGGGGCAGAGAACGTACCGCAGACGTCCGACGACTATTACACGCCGCCTTGGGTGTTCGAGGGTCTAGGCCTTAAATTCAACACAGACCCAGCACAGCCGATTGGCGGTATTCCATGGATACCTGTGGACAAGTATTACACGATCTTGGATGACGGCTTAGCTCAACCGTGGGAGGGGCGAGTGTGGATGAATCCACCCTTTAGCAACTCGACGCCTTGGGCGCGTAAGTTCGCAGCTCACAATAACGGAGTCTGTTTAATGCCTACAGCAAAGGCTAAGTGGTTCGATGAAATGTGGGATGCGGCAGATGCGATTATGCCGTTACCTTCGCGGATGGAGTTCGTAACGTCTAACGGCGACTATAAAGGAATCTTCATGCCGACGGTATTCTTCGCCTTTGGCGAGGAGAACGTTGAAGGATTGAAGCGTCTGGGTATTGCGAGGGTTCGATGAATAGTTATACACAGCCTGTGGATAACCCTGTAGACACGCCCAAGCCCTCGTCTAAGTTATCCACATCCTTGACTCGCCGGTTACGCTGTCGTCGCTCCCAGCGAGCCGCAGGGCGTGGTAGCTCGCAGGGGCGAACGCAGCGAACGGGAGGGCTTTGCCTACTGTTAGGCTTGCTGATGCTACAGATGCAACCCATACAAGCTACAGACAAGACATCGACAGATCATTACAAGCTGTTTGCCCATTCGCGTATCGTGAACTTCGAGCAATACACTTGCTTTGTGAAGCTAATAAACAAAGAGAACAGACACTGGAATCCATCAGCTAAGAACGGATCGCATTACGGGATAGGTCAGATGCGTAATACGAATTACAAGAAGCTCGATGGCTTCACCCAGATTGAGTGGACGATTCGTTACATCAAGAATCGTTACGGTTCTATGTGTAAGGCTTGGTCGTTCTTCCAAGCTAACGGGTATCACTGATGAGTAGATCGTGGGCTAAGGGTTCGACCAAAGGCTGGAGACGATTGAGGCAACAGGTTATCCAGAGAGACGGTGGCGTCTGCCAGTACTGTGGCAGCGATGACAACTTACACATCGACCACATCATTCCAAAGCGCCTAAACGGGTCAGACGACATGGACAATCTCATAACA